GGGCATTGCGGTGCCGTCCAGCTTCTTTTTAGATTTTTCTTTGTCAATCCCTATGAAGGCTTTGATGACTTCTTCGGGCTTGAGCTTTTCAAATTTGCGTTGCGCTACCGACTTAGTACCGATGCGCCCGTAGGTTGCCCAAAAGTCCTCAAAGGTGACGGAGGCGGGAACTTTCCTTATATCTATGATTTTCTTTAGCTCGGTATCTTTGGCGAGTTTTTCCATACGTTCCACAGTAAATGGAAAAATGTCAATACGCAATAGCCACAACCAACCTTTTTGGGTGAGAGGTGCTCCTACACTTTCAAAGGCTTTTAAATCGCCGTTTAAATCGTATTTAAAACAGTGCTCAACGTTTGTGCGCTTACTTTTCATATAAAATAGTGTTTCCATTATGCTAATTGTTCGTTAATATCATAGGTGATTTGCAGAAGAGTTTGGCGTTCATACCCTCCATAGTGTTCCATCGTTAGGATGTAGCCTAAGAACTTTTCTAACATATCGGCTTCGTAGAGTTTGAGCCAAAATCTGCGTTGTTTTGTGCGGGTGAAACCCATATAAAAGCGGGTGGCTTTGATAGTTACTTCGCGCATTATGCTGTATAGTACACGTTGCTCGCGGTTGTTGAATAGGGGTTGCCCTATGAAGGTGGCGCGGGCAAGTACTTCGGATTGGTCTCGTGATAAGGTAAGAGCGATTTTCATTGGTTTGCGGTTTTATAGAGGTCTATTAGTTTGATAAGGAGAGTTTCGCGAGCTTTCTCATAATGTTTCTCGTAGGCAAACTCCCAATCTCCAAAGTCTAATTTTGGGGTGAAAATATAGGCTGAAGTGCCTTTGCTGGTGGCTTCGAGGTTGCCGTAATAGCCTTTTGCTCTGAACCAAGCAAGGGCTTCTTCCCAAGAGGGAGCAGATATAGCTATATCAGAATTGTTATGATTAGCGTTTTTGCGATTGGCAGCAAGGCTATCGGAAATAATATGATACTTATTGGGGTCGCCTGCCTTTAAATATTCACTATAATCATTCTGATAATAGAAATGGCAAGGTTCATTAAACCCTATTTCTTTGAGTTCTTTGGCGATGTCGAGGGGGACAAGCCAAGTGGGATATTTTTGTGTGTTCATTTTTTTGTGTTTTAGTAATTAAAAACTTTCCTTTTCAACATTTATTGTAATGTTATCCTCATCGAAGTACTTAATGATGTATATCGTCTTTCCTTCACGGAGGATAACAGAGGAGGGTAGTTTGCTAATTTGATTGCGGAAGTAATGAAAGGTGTTGTATATGCCTTTTTTAAAAAATCTTACATCAGTTTTTGCTTCACTTAGTTCCTCTTCTAATTTTTTAACTTTTTCTTCTGCTTTTACAGTCATATTGCACAAACGCAATAGCTCTTTTTTTGCAACTTGAGGTTTTCCGTTAATCCTTTCGCAGATTGAGGAGTAACTTACATCATAATCGTCTATTTCCATTGTATTTATGTTTAAATTATTATACATTCCACTCTTCTTTGGTGAGTTGTGCGCCACAGTCTTTGCAAAAGAGAGCGGTTACTTCTACGGTTACGTAGTGAGCAAGGGTTCGGAGTTCGGTATGCTTGTGAGAACAATTGGCTAATTTGCTAATTTTCTCATTGGCTAATTTTCTAACTTCTTTCATAGCGTTGTTGTATCATCTTTTCGAGTATGAATATGATTTTACTCACTTCTTTACTGGTCATATCGGCAAGAGCCTTCTTTACAGGGGAACGACTGCTGATAAGAAAACTGCCAAGACGATTGAGGTCTACGTACTTGGAGTTATCCTCTTGTACCCAACCTAACTCGTGGCATCGGGCTAATAGGGTACGATGCTGTGGGTTTTGTGCGTCAAACCTTGCATAATAGCTTGCGGGTGCAACCTGCCCGTCTTTGAGGTAGCGTATGAGCCCAAAGGCTTGTTGGGGAGTGAGGTTTTTAATACTGGCTACCTCTTCGCCTACAAATGCCGAGACGAACGCTAAACGCTCTTCTCTGTCTCTATACTGCTTGCCGAGTAGGGTTTGCAGTATCTTAATTTGTTCTTTGGTTATCATCTTTTTTGTCTTTTTTATCTGATTTTATAAACTCCTTGGTATAGGTATGAGTTACGGTAAAACCACTTTCCTTGGCTATCTCTGAGAGGTTTTTTCCTTTATATTTTTCTATTAAAGCGTCGGGGTTCATTTTAAGCAGTATGTTTAAAGGTTATTTAAAAGCTCCTCGCCTTAGTGGATCTCATAAGAGCGTCCTCTTATTGCCAGCGACCTTACTAAGGGCGGAGGAGCATCTTTTAGCTACCGAGATAGCTAAAAGTGTAGTTATGCGGTGGCTTGCTCTTCGTACTTCTCGTGTACTGGGAAGAGGTTTTTAATATCGGTGCCAGGGGGGAAATCTACCGATGAGAGCGATAGGGGGATATTGCACTTTTTACCTTGCTCGTCGAGGGTGTTGGCTTCGATATAGAAGGCGGAACGCTGTGGGCGGTAGGCTTGAGCGATGATGGTCACGGCATCGGTGAAGGCGGGGTTGTCAAATTCTTTGGCTACACGGGTGAGTTCTAACACGCGGGAGGCTTTTAGGTTGCCTTTGGCGTCTTTCTTGAGCAGGCGGTTGATAACGGTTACGAGTTTGGCGCTGTCGTCGTCTTTGGCAAGTGAAGCTATAAAGTCACGGACTTTCTCGATGCCGGCGTTTACGGTGTCGTCCCAGTTGTCGATGACGCGGAAGCCGTAGGTGATGGTGTTGCCGTGCTTATCGGTGAAGGTGTGGCTTTGCTGGTCGCCTTTGACTTCGTAGACTTCGTTTTTGGTGTCTAACAAGATTTTGAGGGCTTCAAAAGTATGCAATTTCACCTCTGCCATTTGCTCGGAATAGGTTTGTAGCTTACCGATGATTTGTGGTATGGCTTCATTGACGAGGGCTTTGTATGCTTCGCGGTTTTCATTTTGTGCTTGCTCGCGGCGTTGTAGTTCGGCTTTGAGTTCGTCGGCTGTGAGTTTACTTAAATCTACTGTCATAATTGATAATTGTTATTTGTTAATATCCTGTTACTTCGGCTTTGTATAGGGGGTGTACGGTTAGTGGTTGCCATTGTTCGTTGTCGTCTTGCCACTGTAGTTCTAAGGTGTTAGGATCGTAGCGAAAGGTGGGTGGCAGCCAGCGTTTTCGCTCTATCCAACCTTGTAGCTCTTGGACTAAGGCGGGTACTTTGTCGGTTTTACCTGCGCGGTATTGGCAGGGGTGTGAACTTTGTCCGGACAGGGGGGTTTTTACGAAAGTGTCGAGCGATAGAGCTTCGGTGTATGCTAAAAATCTGCTTTCCATAGTTATTTTGTTACTAATTTTCCGTATTCTTTGAGGTCTGCCCACCAAGTTACGTTATCGCCACTAATGCCTTGGGGGAGGTATCGCACGGGGCGTTTTTGTTTTTTGGCGGTTTTGAGTAGCTCTTGTGCGTGCTCTCTCATTTTGCGATTGATGTAGTCGTAATCGCTGATTTCGTTAGGTTCTATTCTCATATTGTGTTTGTTTTATCTTCTTTAGAAGCACACTGGGGTAATACTGCAAGATGTTTTCAGCATAGATACATATTAGTAAGTATATATCTTCAGCATTGAATAGGGTGATGTCGTTGCCGTAGAGGCGTTCGATGGTTTTCTCCACCTCGCTGTACCATTGATCCTCATACCAATTGAGTAGGTTGTCGTGGGCGATGAGGGTTTTGAGTTGTAGCCCCCGAACCCCCGAAGGGGGGCAAGCTAAAAGGGGGATACTCCAATCTATATAGAACTCATAACGGAGGTTTTCGTACTGGAGGTAGGTGATCCCTAATTGGCGAGCGAGGGCGTGGCGATAGGTGATTTGCTGGGGTATTGTGTTCATAGGTATTAGCTGTTAGGGGTGATATTGGTGTCGTAATAGAGTTGTGCTTTCTCTTCGTTGATAACGAGGGTACCGCCAGGGCAACGCCCCGATACGTGGCAGGCGAGTCCTTCGACTCGGATAACGATTTCGGCGAGTTTCTTACAGAGGCGACCTACAGCGAGGTCGGGTTCGCCTTTCTCTTCGTGTGAGATGAGTATAAAGAGGGTGCTTCGGTATTTGCGCATCCACTCACGGAGTTTGGGTGAGGTAAGATCATCATTATATACTGTAGTGTTATCAATGATGACTACTTTTGGGCTTCGCTGTTTGCCGAGTGCGTTTTCTATTTCGGTGAGCTCGGTATAGGGTACTATTTTGAGGCGGCGATTAGCTGGGTTGAGTTGGGCTCGGCGGTAGGCGTCTTGGAACGTTTGGCTGGTGCCTTGCTCGGCACTGATGTACATTGTGGTTTCGTAGGTGCTAAGGTGCTCGGCGAGTTTGAGTGAGAACCACGTTTTACCTTGCTTTTCTTTGCCATATATGAGCCAAAAGCCTGCTACTTCGGGGTTGCCCAGTGCGCGTGCCCATTCGCCTTCAAAAGGAAAAGTTTTATAGGTTTTTTCGAGTAGTTGTTTGCCGTATATTGCTTTTATTCGTGCCATTGTTAGCTTAGTTTTATGAGGTTTTCTAAATAACGGAGTCGTTTCATATCGGAGGCGGTGGCATCTTTCTTACCGCTTGGGTTGAGGCATTTGCGCACTAACTTATCTACATCGCTTTGCTGTTTGGCATTCACGGTGGCTACATCGCCCAGAAGCTGTATGTAGAAGGCTTTGCGGTCGTCGGTGCCTTGGGGTACTATAGTGGTGATGTCGAAAAAGCGGTCGAATATTTCGGCGTATCCTACTTTTTTGTGTGCAATACCGCTTTCTATCTTGGCGCGTAGCCCGTCGGCTCCCATCATATACCAAGCGCATTCGCCTTGGGTAGCGTTCCATAGTTCTTTGAGTTCGAGGAAGGCGTTGTAGTCGAGGTCGCCAGCTTCGTCTAATACGACTAAAGGTTGCTCTAAGTAGAGGAGGCACATTTTGATAGCGGCTTTTACATCGACATAACGCCCTGTGTCATCCACGCCTATGGTTTTGGCAAGTAGGCGGATGAATTGTTGTTTGGTTTTTGCTTGTGAGCAGTCGATATAGAAGGCGTTTTTCTGCTGTTTTACGATGTGGCGTGCGCAGAAGGTTTTGCCTATACCGCAGTCGTCTACGAGTATCATTGATTTGCTATAAGTTTTGCAGTATAGCAAGTTGTCTTCTATTTCGGTGTAGACTTGTGTGCGGGCTACTTTCCATCCGTTGTCGTTCACTTGTACACCGAGCTGGTGGGCAATTACAAGCCATTGGGTATCGGATAGTACTTTGTCTATTTTGCCGTTTTTGATTTGTGAATAAATGGCTGCACTTAGTTTGAGGCGTTTGGCATAGGCGGTGTCGGAGCCTCCGTAGTTTTCGCGGTCGGCAAGGATAGCCTCGCGTACTTTTTGTTTGAATTGGGCTTCTATTTTCATTATATAGCGTATTTGTTTCTCCAAGATTGGGTGTACTCGGTACCGGTACTGGGGTTATACAATATTTGTTTGTCGTCTTCGTCTAAGGAGTCGTAATCGGTGAGTATTTCGACTTCTGAGGTGTTGGTGGCTTCGTATCGTTTGAGGCTTGGGATAACGAAAGCGCGTTGGCGTGCGGGTGTGCGGTTGATGATGCCTACTTCGGCTATTTGCTTGCTATGGTGTTGCACAAAGCGTACGATGGTCATTGTGTAGGCATCTTGTAGGGCTTTGGCTACCATATCGGCTTCGGTTTGCTCGGCACGTGCGCGTTGGAATTTTGGCATTGGCTGCACTTCGCATATATAGCGACCGCCACAGTAGGCTATGGCTTTGATAAGGTCGCCTTCGTTGCTGTCGAGCCAATAAACTTCTATATCTTTACCTTCTATCTGTTTCATTTTCTCAATGAGTGGCTCGCCAGTGAGTATGTTGCTATCTTCGGCGATTGCCATTTTTTGGCGATTTAGGCTGATATAGCCTTGTTTGCAACTTGTTTTAACGCTGTAGCCTATATGAGGTAGTATAGCGCGGTAATTGGTTTCGGGTAGGGTTTCGAGTTGGTTGTTCAGGAAGTACTCCCAACGGCTTACTTCGGGGTGTTCATCGTGTGGCTCGTTGTTCCAATCTTCTATATCGGCGAGGCGTGCTTGCACCAGTTCGTTGTAAGGGATAATTTTAGTAGCTCCTTTGCCTGCTTGGTTGGATTCGCTCTTAGCAAAGGGGCGTGCTATCCAACCTTCGGCGTATTTTTCTTTATTATTACGCATCTTGCCAAACATACGTTCTATGTACTTACCGCGGGCGTTGTTTGCCTCTACACGTACCTTTTGAAACATATAGCCCTCACGTAGGAAAGTGTTTAAAAAACTACTATTTAGGGAGCTTTCGCACTCTAATTCAAAAGGGAGTTTTAAGCCCCATTGGTGATAGTTGCGCACCAGCTGGCGGTAGAACTCTAAGATGATGCCTTCTTTGGTTTTGCCATATACAAAGGCAGTCATACAACGGCTGGCTACATCTATACCGATATAAAACCAAAGGCGTTTGCCTTTGTCATACCAAAACGGCGGTTGGCGGTCGTCAATAGAGAGGAGCGAGCCTGCTTTGGTAGGGAGTTCGGTTTGGGCGTAGGGGATAAATTGCCCCATAAAGGCTTGTCGGTTGCCAGAGCGGAGGCTATAGGTGGCGATTTTAGTTTCCCAAGCCGATAGGTAGGCTTTGATGGTGCTTTCGCTAAGGGCGGGGAACTCTTCGGGGGCGTACAGCTCGCCAGTTTCTTTATTAAAGACTTCTATATATCCGCTAAGGAAGGAGTCATATTGGCGGGCTATATCGGTGGGGGTAGGTTTGTACTCTTGCCCTACGAATAAGCCTTTGAGGACTTCTATTACGCGCTCATCTACCTTGCGGGCGTTTTGTTTGCCTTTGCCGTAAGGGTCTTTAATCACTGAAAGCAGTCCGTCGGTTTTAAAGGCTTTGAGAGCGTTTTTAAAGTGGCGTAGGCTTTCGGGTAGGGAGTGCTTACGGCTGGGTGGAAGGGTTTCGTTGAAACTCAAAGCATCGGTAAGGAGGCTTTGGGCGAGCCCTTTGGTAGGGCTTTTTTTGTGTAACGACTGGCGTACAGCAAGGCGTTCACTCTCAAGAGTTACGAGAGCCTGCAAGGTAGTAGCATTGATAACATAGCGGTCTATTTCGTCATCGGTGAGGGGTTTGCCCTGGCGTTTCCAACCCGCATAGAAGCGGATGGTTTCGTCTTTCACGGCATAGTAACGCTCAAGGAGGTGCCCTTCTTTGCGTGGGTCGCCAAGGGCGTGCTGTATGTCGGTAGGCAGAGAATCGTAGTCGATGAGGAGCTTGCGCCCATTGCCACCCGATTGGAGTTTTTTCACGCCGTAAGGTTTGTCTTTATGGCGCGCCAGCTCGCTTTGCAGAGATTTTAGTACATTCCAATAGTGGGGTACTAACTCTTCAGCTTCGACGGCGACTTTATTATGTAACCAGAGGTATGGCATATTTTTTAGTTTTTAATTGTTCCTCAAGGTGATTTTGCTTCACCAGCGGTTTGCTGACAGTCATACTGACTTGGGGAAAAACAACAATAAAATCAAAATATAAAAAACGTGATGTAATGTTATTAGTGGTACTTCACTGGTTTGTGGTACTCTATTTTTTCTCTTTTTACGACGATACCTAAGAAGGTAGTGCGTATCTCTCTGCCGATGATAAGGAAGTCATCATTGAGGAGGTAAATGGTTTTTACTTTCATTTTAAATGGGTTTTAAAAGGTTTTTAAATGCTTCCCAAGGCGGTTGCGAACCGCTACGATTTTTCTCGCCGTTGGTCGTACCAACCTTGGGAAAAATTGCTAACTTTGTGGCGTCTAATTTTAATTTTAGTAATTATGGAATATTATAACGGACTTTATGAACAGTTTTTTCAAATTACAATTAGTGCAGATGATCATAAAACCTGCTTAGATTTTACAAATCTTCTAAAAAAAGCTACTACTGCTTGGTTCTTTGAAGCGAAAATCATAGGAGAGAGTAAATCTGCTCGCAAGGGTGATGTGCTGAAAAGAGAACTCCAAATACGACAAATAGCATACGCTACTGATATTATAACTTTTGGACAGATGTTGAGAACTCTAATTTGGCACTATAACTTAATTGGAGTTGTTAAGATTGTTATTTTCAGAGAGGAGGTACTTCCCAAAGATAGCCGACTGAATTTGGCTCGTTAGTTCGTCTATATCCTCTATTGCCAAATTGCACAATTTCCAATCGGGGGCGTTAGTATCTATAGCTTGAATTGCTTCGCTCGCTTTATTTTTCAAAGCGAGTAGAAGTTCTTTTGCTTTTTGGTAATCTGGGGCTGTTCTTATTAGGTTTTGTGATTTCATAGTGTTATGCTTCAAAAAGTTTTAACGATAATTGTACTACTTGTGGCAGTCCTTGGACCTTGGTAAGCTGCTGATAGCCGTTGCGCAGTTGCAAAAGAGCCTCAAAAAACTCACGATTGATGTACCACTTACCTTGGGCAGTGCGGTAGAAGTGCTGGGGGTATTTGCGAATACGGCGATGATAAGAACCGCTATTGACAGAGTAGCCGTGTAATAGAAGGCTTTCAATGTATGGCAAAGCTTCCTTGCCGTAAACATTGAGAGAGGGGGGCATTTTGATGATAGATTGCTGGGCTATCTTTTCCATTTCAATGAAGTAGTTACGTATCTTCTTGCCTACTTCTGTTCTTTCTACCATTGCGATTTCCTTAGCCATATCAATTGTAAGGAAATACTCGGTGCGTGGTCTGTGTGGATACTTTTTGTCATTTTTGTCCAAAAGTTGATTTTCAGTGAAATAGTCTTTGTTCTCATCAAAACCATACTCTGAAACTCTTCTGTTCAGCCAATGGTTAAAAGGTGTTTGCACTTTTAATCTTTTGTGAAGCTCACGGGCATCTACTAATTGAATGCCTTTCTGTTCGATGATTGTGATTAGTTTGTCCATAGATTGTTAATTGTTTGAATTTGTTTTTAAATCTACTTGCACTTTGTCAGCCTCTTGCTGTAGTAGTTCTTTAGCGCGCTGACGAATGTTTTGCTGTACTTCGGAGTTGTACACATAGGCGAGAGCCATTTCCACAGTTTGAGTGGTTACGCTCATCTCTTTTGCAATTTGTTTCTTTAATTCGTGAACAATTCTTATTTTTTTCATACATTTGTCCCGTTAAACGTTGTTATTAATTTTCGGGGGCAAAAGTATAGAGTATATTCGTAACTTCCAAATTTTTTATAGAGTTTTTTCAAAATATTTTAATATGATAGTAGAAAGAATTAGACAAATAATTGATTATAAGAAGATTAGCACAAGACAATTTTGTATAGAAGTTGGTGTTGCAAATGGCTTTTTGGATAAGGTTAAGGACGTTGGTTCTGAAAAACTTTTGAAAATACTCAACACTTACCCTGAGTTAAGTCCCGAATGGCTATTAACGGGTAAAGGCGATATGCTAAAACCTGAGCACGAAAATCAATCACAAGAAGTTACTATTATTAAAGGTAACCGTAAAACCCGTGACGCTATCATAGATATACAGGAAATACCTTTGTATGACTTAGATGCTACGGCAGGGCTATCAGCTTTTTTTAAAGGAGACAAAAAAGCCAGTATAATAGACACTATAAAGATACCTAATGCTCCAAGATGTGATGGTGCATTTGGTGTAGTGGGTGATAGTATGGTACCTTTGTTAAGGTCTGGAGATACTATTCTTTATAAAGAAGTACCCCTTAATATAGATTATATTATGTTTGGCGAGATGTATGTACTAAGCTATGATTTAGGAGATTGGGAGGAGGTGATAGCGGTTAAGTACATACATAAAAGTAAAAGAGGAAAGAACTATATAAAATTGGTTAGTGAGAACCCCAACCACGCCGATAAAGATATTCCCTTTGCCTCTATTAAGGCATTAGCGTTGGTGAAAGTAACTATTAGGTTTAATACTCCATACTAATAGTGCAGTATATAGGGAGAGAAAAGGGGGAGAAAGTACGTAATATATAGCGGAGAAAAGGCACTTTTAAAGTGGTAATAATATAAAAGTGTTGTAAATCAATAGTTTATGATATATATCCAAATGCAATATACTGCTAACTCGGTAACATTTCCTTTCAAAATGCCCAAAATCGTGTAATTTACCCCTTTAACTCGTGCGCTAAAATATACGCAATTGCATACCCAACTGCGTACCCAACTGAATACCCAACTTTTTTAGAGGGTGTTTTGAGGCTCTGCTGGGTAGGTACCTTTTGGGGGTATTTTCTACCCCTTTAGAGGTAACTTATGCAGTAGCTATAAGGCACAAAAAAACGCCCTAAATGGGCGTTATTGTTGGGGTTTGGGGCTTTTTTGGGGGTGTTACTTGCATCGCTGGTATATAATGCATATATTTGTACCAAACGGTGCAGTATTTTGGGGCATTTTATGTATATAAATGTAGCGTTTTGTACATTTTGTTTTACCTGCCTTTTGGGGCTTTTTTTGTTGTAAACCCTTATTTTATATAGGCCTTTGGGGCTTTTTTGTATTGTAGATGTATGTACATTTCATATTACCCCTTATATAGCTACGATAATCAGGTATTTCTTATATGAAATATTGAAGTCGAATATTTCAATGAGCAGTGTTTTACCAAGTTCTATATTTCGTTTGGCGAAATTATCTTTTATTTCTTGAGGGAAGAAACTGCCTAAATCCATAACTAAAAACACATTTGTTCATTCAAAGCATTTATCTTGATGTAATTCAGTATATCA